TCTTCTTTAATGCTTACGGTATCGTCTCCATCATACGAAAACTTGCTTGTTATGATATAAGTTATTTCTTTACCACACTTTTCACATTTCATTTCCCCTCATCTTCCTTATTACAAATCAAGATTGATAACCATTCGGCTATTGCCCTAATCCCTGCACTTCGGCTAAATTCGGACGTTCTAATTCTTCTTTTGCTATTTGAAGTGCTTCTTTATCGGTCATCTCTCCTTTTCTTATTTTGCAGAACCTGCATTAGAAAGCAGAACCCTGCGAATGTATATGCCACCAACGGAATTGCAAATCCGAGCAGTCTACTTGTGCTTACTAAAAACCTTTTTAACACGAGCAATCACTCCTTGTTCCCACTTAAAGCCCACAAACAACGCAGCTTGAATTACGTACTTGGAACTCATCTGTTGCGGGCTGTGCGAGCCTCTTTGTACCAAAACGGAGTGCAGTGAGGCGCTCTCTCAGTCAAGTCCAGACTTCGAGCACTAGCAGCTTGTCTCACCGTGCAACCAGTTTGTGCAACGTAATCAAACCCCCTCAGTTGTCCGCGCTGCGCGCTTTGTTGCGGATGGCAAACTCACCGTAAAGCGTTCCGTAGGAACGACAATGGAATAAAGTGCAGCCAGGTCAGGTCTTTCTGCCTTGAGTCTACTAGTGTCAATTCTAGTCGAAGTCGACCTCGTAAGCTGACACTTAACGGCACCAACCATCAAAGTCAGCGTTTCCTTGTCAGGGTTCTTTGGGTCAGTTTTCGTGGTGGTTGATGGGGAGCTCAAGGTCTCGTTGCGGAGGAAAGACTTTAGCCCCTCGCGCTGGATAGTCAAGGCCTCGATTTCGTTCTCGGTCTGTCTTAAAAGCTCCACAGCGAGCTCAGGTGTTAAGTTATTCATTATTATGTTCCTTTCGTGTCGAGAAGGGCAGAGTAGCGTGCGGGTCAAAGTTACTCAGGTTATCAGTCTTAGAACATACAACGCTTTCCCCCTCTATATTTTTTTTAGGGAAAAACACTGTTGAACTGAAATAGCGAAGGGTTGTAACTATAGTGGTATATACTTCTTAGTACCTCTCTCGCTCTCTTTTAGTTTCTTACCTTATATTTATTGTTTCTCATATTTTTATATATAATAATAAATGAGAAACAATGAAATGAAATAAAGTGAGAAGTAGGAGTGGCTAGAAAGCAAGGTATCAGTTCAACAATCTCTAACCCCCGTTTTATATATATACATTTTTTCCCTTAGAAGGTACGGACTAACTGAAAGGTAGTAACTGCTAAAGGTCAGTTAATTGCTTGGCCTTCTAAAGCAGGGCTCGAGCACACGGCGACTTTCAAGCTAATGAGGGCGGACCTTATTCCCCCGCAACCTCATTGCCGTCCGTGAGGCTTGTCCTTAAGCAAGGCCGAGAACAAGCCTACGAGGAAAGCTATTATGCTCATTATTCCGCAACCTCCTCAACCTCAGCAGCCTTGCGAGGCTCGAACTGCGGTCCGTTGAAGAGGAATGTGCTGTGCTTCCAAGCAATAGGTTCGGTGGAGCCTTCGAGAAGCAGTACAATGTGAGTTTCGGTCTTGTAGACTATCTCATAGGGAGTGGTAGGGTTTCTGCGAATGTAGACTTTAGAACCAACGGTGAATTTGTCCATGTCCTTAATAAGTGTAGCGGTAGAAGCGCGGTTAATAGTTTCGAGTTCTTCCCAATTTACCCCCGCAACATCTACGCCGTTTTTAGCGATAAGCTCGGCCATTGCGTTGTAGTTCTTAGCTTCGAGGTCGTACGCTTCCCCAACAACGGGTTTGCGACTTGCATTAAGTAAGCCCATGTAGTTCATTTCAAGTGCGTGTGCAAACTTGCGAATAGTTGCGTTGGGGTGTTTCTCAAAGTTCTCTTTGAGGGTGGCTGCGATAGCAGCAACTGTTTCTTGGTCGATGGTTTTTGCGTTTTCGATTTTCTTCGACATAGTAATGTCCTCCTTTAATAAGCGGTAGGTCGCTACCCTAATTTTAATATTGCCTATATTAGGCTGGGATAGGGCTTTTGCGTAGAGACCCTTCAGAACTACAGCGTCCTCTCACAACGCTATCGGCCCTAGGTAGCCATTCGTCCTCACGCAGGAGTTCCTCTCCGTGGTATGACCGGTTTATTTATTTACGGCACCTACTTTATTTGTCGGCTTAGCTATTAAGTTGTCAAGGTACGTGGTGCGCTACTAACCTCCTAATAGTAGCTTTTATATTATATACTATTCTGACCGAAAGTGCAACTGTTTTTTGCAACTTTTTGCAACTTTTTTTTTTGTTTTTTTTTTACATATATATTATAATACCTTTTGCACAAAAATGCAACCCTTTTTTTAAAATTTTTTGAATTTTTTTTTTTTTTAGCTATGCTTTAGCACACTAAAGTACTACTATGCGAGACGCGCTAGCGCAGAGCGGGAAATACACTCAGAAAAATTTCGTAACTTTTAGAAGTCACGTGACTGATAGCTGTGCATAAAAAGAAGGGGCCGATTACCGACCCCATAATAATGAATGCTCCGCGCGGGCTCAAGTCCCCCGCAACCATCACACATTTAAGCTCTCAAGATACTTGTCGAGTATCTCAAAATTTTTTAGGGCAGGTACGTCATACTTTTTAGCTATTGCTTTGATAGCTTTGTCAGCTCGTTTGTCTATTAAGTGCCAGTCTTGCATCCCGTAACCCCACACCCCCGAGAAAAAAATTTCGGTGGAGAGCGTTTGTAGTAGACTGATAGGTCTCGTGCAAAGCTCGGATACAGAAACAACAAATCGGGCCCAATTGTCGGACTCTAGAGCTTTTATTAACAAGCTCCTGTCACCGTAGCACATCCTTTTATACTTTAATAAATCTTGCATGGTAAGCTCCTTCCTTTTGACTAGAAAAAAAAATTTTTTTTTAATTCAAGTAGTTTACTTGAATTTTCGCTGTATACATTATATAATATAAATGAGGAAAGGTCAAGGGAACTGATATGAATTGTTCAGAGACCTGGCCAAATTCACTCGAAAGGAGATGCGTTATATGGCTTGTAAGATTTGCGAGCATCCTCGAGTACAGGAGATAAACGAAGCTATTCTGAATATGAATGTGCGAGAAGATTCTCTTGAGCTCATCGCTGAAAGCTTTGGCGTAGATGCTGTAGACTTAGCACGTCACGCAATTATGGATATAAGCGCGACTCCTCCGGTGGAAAGCCTTGCGAGACAGCTAAAGCTAAAAGAAGCGGACACTCTCGCGGCTCTGCAGACTGAATACATGCAGACCGTGACAAAGACAGGCGAGTTTATTCGCGGCATTATTGCTGATAGTGATTGTGCGTCCGAGGCTGCTGAAAAAATAGCTACTGTGAAACTAATTACTAAGCCGATGGTTGATTTGTACGTCGGAACTGGTAGTGAGGTTCGCAATACTGCTAGAACTCTCGCAGATTTGAAGCAGATTCTGCAGGGCGGCGAGGGAGGTCCTCTCTCCGGTCTTGCAGCTCTGGCTGCCGCGATACAGTCCTCCAGTCGCGATAATTCTCCGTGATAGAGTGGTCTCCCTTCTCACCTAAGGCCCTAGACTTCATTACGAACTCTACGGCGCGACTAAATATTGCGCACGGTTCAGTTCGAAGTTCAAAAACCATTTGTTGTACAGTTAGATGGTTAGAATATATGGTGTCTGGGCCTCCTGGTGATTTGGCTATGTTAGGTAGAACTACTGCCACGTTGCAGCGTAATGTGCTTAACGATTTGTTTGATATTGTAGGGCCTGGAGGATACCGCTGGGTAAACAGGCAGCAAGGAGAGCTTAACATTTTAGGCCGAAGGGTTTATATATTCGGAGCAAACAACGAAGACGCTGAATCAAAGATACGAGGTGCTACATTTGCTGGAGCGCTGTGCGATGAGGTTTCACTTTATCCGCAAGTTGTGTTCAATCAGCTTATGGCCCGTATGTCGGTTAAGGGTGCTATGTGTTTCTGTAATACTAACCCTGATAGTCCGTATCATTGGTTTTATACCGATTATATAAATAACGACGAAATCGCGGATAAGAAGATTTGGAAGTTCGTGATGGAAGACAACCTCAGTCTGGACGAGGATTACATAACCTCATTGAAGCAGATGTACAAAGGTGTTTGGTATGATAGAATGATTTTAGGCAACTGGGTAGTTGCTGAGGGTCGTATTTATGATATGTTTAAACCTGAAGTACACATGATAGATACTGAGGCGCTTCTGACGCAGTACATCGAGGAGAAGCAGGTACATCCAACTGCATTGAAGTACTACGCTGCCTGTGACTATGGTACGTCAACAGTAATGTCTTGGGGTTTATATGTACGAATACCTCTACCTGGAGGTAGGATACAGATTCTTAAGCTCAGAGAGTTTTATTACGACGCTGTAAAGAAGCAGGAGCAACATACAGACAGTGAGTTTGTTAGAATGTTTGCGGCGTGGCTAGGCGACCAAAGGATTGCCTATGTTTATGTCGACCCTAGCGCGGCTAGCTGGAAGCTAGAGCTCATGCGCGCGGGGTACACAGTGCTGAATGCAAACAATGACGTTCTAAATGGCATTCGTTTTGTAGCAGCGCAGATTAGCGACGGTTTGTTTTATATGGACCGCAGCTGTAAAAATACTGAGCAAGAGTATAACACATATGTATGGGACTCTACGGCCCAACTGCAAGGTAGGGATAAACCGTTAAAGACTCACGACCATACTTGTGATACAGACAGGTACGCAATCTACACAGAATTAGGTAGAGGCGCATCCGGTGCATATTCAGTACGGAGGTGACAAGATGCTTTACAACTTAAATTGGTTGCAACCAGGTAAACAATTTCCACCTCGTTCCGAAGAAGCTAGAATTGAAAGGTATAAGCAGAATAAGGCACTCTTTGAGGGTGAACATTTTGCTGAGACTCACGTTAGTCAGACTCGTAAATACGATAACTCCCCCGCAACGGTGCAGCTTTATAGAGACTGTGCTCGACGCATTTCGAGAGTTATATCCAACTTTGAGGAGCACATATCGTTTCCAGTATTGTTGAATTATCAAAGATTGATGACCTTGAAAATGGCAGACTTGGTGTGCGGTGAGTATCCTTCTATCTCAGGCTCAAACGCGTTTGAGAATAGCGTAATTGAGGATGTGAGAGACTTCTCTGACCTCGACGCAAAGCTGTACTCAACCGTAATTGATTTAAGTAGATATGGAGATGCAGTGTACAGAATCTATTTAGATGCTGAACATGATAAGAGAGCTAACTTCGCAATATGGGACCCCGCTGAATGGTTTCCCGTTGTTGCGCAAGATGGTACTTGCACTATTACGCATCACTGCATCTGCTGGAGAGAGAATCTTACGCCGGACGGTCCTGTTGATACCTGGGTTCTGCACGCGCAGATTCACGGTACCAGAAAGAAAGACTTAGGGCATTATGAACATCGTGTTTACGCAATGGACGGCTACTGCGGAACCATTGGTGTACTAAAATCTACTGAGGTTGTACAAACAGGCTTAGAGGTGTGCGCTATTAGGCACATTAGAGCTTATGCAGTTTCAGGAAATATTTATGGTTTTGATGATTATGTAACGCTTGACAGTTTGCTCGGCGAGATTATGGCTCGCGTTGGTCAGATTTCTGTTATTCTTGACAAGCACGCTGACCCGAGTATGACTGGTCCTATCTCTATGCTAGAGACAGACCCCAACACAGGCGAAAAGTATATCAAAATGGGCAAGTTCTTTGGTGTTGCCCAGGGAGATGAGCAGCCTAAATATTTAACTTGGGACGGACAGCTCACTGCAGCGTTTAAAGAGTTAGAAATCCTCATCAATCAGCTTTACATTTTAAGCGAAATGGGAGCAGCGCTTTTAGGCTCTACAGATGGCAGCGGTCAAGCAATTAGCGGAACAGCAATGCGTTTCAAGATGGTGAACCCTCTTGCAAAAGCACGTCGCGTATCCAATAGCTTGACTAGACCTATCAAAGAACTTATTCATGTGCTAAGCGCAGACGCAGAAAAACTTGAGCTTCCGGATGCAGAATCTACTGAGGGAGCTGAGCCCCCATCAACATCTCTGCCGATTTCATACAAGCATATATCCATTGAATGGTCTGATGGCTTACCTGACGACCCGCGTGAGAACATTGAGAATGCTAAGTTAGCTACTGGTGAGACTAAGATGATGCCTCTTGAAGTTGCTATCCGAAGATTCTTCAACCGCTCTCAGCAAGAAGCTGAAGCTTGGGCTGCACAGATTATGGAGCAGTCGAAAACTAAGATTGGTGACCAAGGTGCTGAGGACGACGACCCTAATCATCCTGGACCTCAGGACGGTACAGGTGTCAACCCAACTAAGAAAGGTTCCGCTACCGGTGTTAGCAGTTTTCACAGCGACACAAACGGCGATGTAAGCGAGTAACTCCTTCGGGAGACTTGAATAAAAGCCGACGGGCGAAAAACGGGAGGACTGTTTATGTCTATTATTGAAAGACTGAAGAAAAATCTTAGCTCCGAGCAGTACACTGCTGTGATGGATGCGTTGGGAGATGACTTCGATTTTGACCTCGTACCTCGTACGAGACTCAACAAGGTTATCAGCCAGCGCAACGCACTGCGTGAGCAGCTCGCATCAGGCCTTCAGACTGATGTTGATGATGGGGACGATGGCGAAGGAAACGAGCCTAAAAGAACTCCTAAAGCAAAAGCTAAGGTACCTGCTGCTGGCGCAGGCACAGGTGATAGGACTTTTACAGAGGAAGACTTCAATAGAAGAGTCGCTGAATCTGAGAAAGCTATCAAGATGCGCTATGCTGCTATTCAGCAGCTTAAGGACGCTGGCGCCTTAGACGCGGACCTCGTCTTTAATAGCGAAGGCTTACTTGATAAGAGCAAGCTTACCTTTGAAGATGCTACAGGTCTCGGTGGTCTAGAAGACCAGATTGCTGCTTTGAAAGAGTCAAAAGGCTTCCTCTTCAACGCAGACAATAATGGCGGCGATAAGGGAAAGAGTAAAGCTAAAGAAGAAGCTCCTGCTGGTACCGGTAAGGGCTCTGAAAGCGACGATGGTATTGATGAAGATACTGTGGACGCAAAGCTTAACGAAATCTTCGGGCTAGAAGACCCCGGTAAGGCTGCTGAGTAAGAAGCCAAGAAAACATTATAGAAAGAGGTAATTGACTATGCCGAATACATTAACTAACCTTTTCCAGACTAAGGTTGTGCCCGGTCTGGTAAAACACTTGCAGCACGGTCTTACTTCCGCCTGGATGGAGTCTAACGCTATTGGTGTTGACTACAAAGGTGGTAAGTACATTACCATGCATGACATTGAGACCGATGGTCTAGGTAATTACGACCGTCAGGGAGGGTTCCCCCGCGGTTACGTTACCGGCTCTAAGCAGACCTTTGAGATGACTCAGGACCGTGGTCGTGAGTTCCTTATCGATGCTGCTGACAATGATGAGACTGGGTTTCTCTACAGCGCTGCTAATGTTATGAAGCGCTTCCAGGAAAAGCACGTTATCCCCGAAATCGACACCTACAGATACTACAAAATTTACGAGCGCATTAACACTCTTGCTTCTAGCAATGTTCTTGCTGCTGCTGCAGATGATGGTATCGTAGATGCTCTTATCGGTGATATTGCTTCCATCAAAGATAAAGTTGGCGAGGTTCCCCTCGTAGTCGTAATGTCTGGTCTTACTCAGGCTAAATTCGGCACTGACTTTATTCGCGCTCTGGATTACGTAAAATTCCAGAATGGTGATATCTACACCAAGCTTAAGGCTGTCGATGGTACTCCCATTCAAATCGTACCTAGCGCACGTTTGAAGACTACCTTCACAACTAAAGACGGTACTACCGGTGGACAGGAAGCGGGTGGCTTCGTTGCTGGCGGGGACGACATCCAGTGGATGATTCTTCCCAAGACCGGCCCTATTGCGGTTTCTAAAATCGACAAGGTTCGTGTATTTACTCCTGAAGAGTATCAGGATGCTTACGCTTGGAAAACTGACTACCGCGTATGGCACGACCTCTGGCTCACTCAGGAAACTGCTAATAACAGCTTAATCCGTAAAACATCCGCAGGCTAAGGGAGGTGTAGCGCATGGCTCCGATAGGATATGCTACTCTAGAGGACTTGAAAGCCTACGTAGATACCCATTACACTTGTGATGACGATATCTATAAAGCGTTCTCTGAAATTCCCGCAACCCATCAGAGCGTCGCGCTAATACGCGCTTTCGAAGCGATTGAAGCTCTACCTCTCAGAGGCCGAAAGACAGACTGTAACCAGCCTTATGCTTTTCCGAGATACCCTGACAAGGTCGTTCCTCAATGCGTTATCAATGCGCAGTGCGCGGACGCCTTGTCAAGGTTAGATAAGCAGGTTAAGCACGACCTTGAATTTGTCGAGCAGCTCCAGCGCAAAGGCGTGAAGAGTTACAAGATAGGACCTGTGTCCGAGACGTTTGGGGAAGTAGGCTCAAGCAGTCTGACGGTAGGAACCACTTCAGTTTCGACAGTTGCAAAGACGTATTTGCAGCCTTGGTTGACGGGAGGCTTCCGATATGGGCATTTATAGAGGATACTTTAGACAAAGTGCACAATTAAAACGAGTACTATATGATAAGAGTGGGTCACCAAAGCTAGACAAGTACGGTAACCCCTCAACATCCGGCTCTATACCTATAAAAGTCTTTAAAACGGTAAGCACAATTCCGGTACAGTCTGAAGCTGGTACAGAGTATGTACAGAAAAATGCGTATTATGTTGATGGAGATGTTTCACTTGCAGAAGGAGATTTTATCGACAACCGCAGAGTGGATACACTGAATACATATTACGACATCCACGGTAAGCTTCAGTACTACGTAGCAACGGTAGGTGTATAGTATGAAGGGTTCAACTGCAGCGAGTACTAAAAGTGTTCGAGCAGCTAAAAAGAAGTTACAAGACTTTATTCGCACTTGCGACACGTATCCTAAACAGATTATTGAGCAAGAGGTGCCTATTATTTTAGCTGAAGCTAAATCTCGCACACCATACAGGAGCGGTAAACTGAGAGCTAGTGTTTACGTTAAAGCTTCAAGAGATATGCGTCGTAAATTCGGCATTGTAGCCGGAGCCTCGGCAATTGAGGACGGCTACAACTACGCAGGTATACAGCACGAAAATAAGGCGTACCATCATCAGGTCGGTGCTGACCATTACATTAGCGTCCCGTATGAGCGAGGCATAAAACGCATTAAGCTAAAGGTGCGGCGAGAATTTAATCGAAAGTTGAGGGGTAAATAATGGTTGCAGATATAGTACACGAGACTCTCAAGGACGTTGTTCCCGTTACGATGGGAGAGCTTCCTAGTGTAGAAGCAGTGGGCTGCAGCTTGGTTGAGATAGAAGGCTCGCGCTCCCTCAACTATTTCGGTCAAAGTGAGTCCATTCACAGACCACTGTTAAGAGTCATAATAAGGAGCAGCACAGCTCCGCAGGGGGAAGGCTACCGCGATGCGGTTATGCATCTCCTCAACAAAAAGCAAATTTCAGAATTAGCGTTGATGTGTGTACTTGTAAACGAGCCCTTGTACTTAGGTAGAACGACTAGTGGGCTCTATGAGTGGCAACTCACGTTTCAATTCCATAATATTATAGGAGAGTGATGAACATGGCTACTAATGAAAAGCCTTATACTGGTCTAACGGCCGCGATAAAAATTGGTACCAGTCCTAGCGCTGTTACCATCGCTTATGTTTCTGGCTTTAACTTAAGCCTTTCTAAGGACATAATCGAAATAATCGCTTTCGGTCACGAATACAAAGAGAAAGTCCCCTCAATTAAAGACTGGTCCGCAACGATTGACGGTACCGTAGCTCTTGCTGCTGATGGGTCTCAGAAACAGCTCTTTGATGCATTCGAGTCGGGCGACCCCATTACTGTCGGTTGCTATCTCAGTGATACTGTGTACTTTGAGGGCTCTGCTCTCGTGTCCAGCTTTGAGATTGATGCTGCTCCGGACGATGCAATTACCCTTTCGTCAGAGCTTGCTGGTACCGGCGCTGTAACATTAAATGGCTTAGCGTAATTTTATACAAGGGAGGACACTTAAATGGTTTTAGTAATGAATGGTCAGGAGTATAAGGTTAATACCACTCTACGTGTTGCATTCCAAATGCAGTCCGAGTTTGGGCATAAGCCTTATATGCAAATCTTACAGGACGTTGATAAGCTCAAATTAGAGCAGCAGATTAAGCTTCTCTATATTGGCTTCAACCTTGCCAATCCTAATGTAATGACGTTTCAACAGTTCCTTAATTACTGGCTTGATAATGGCGCTTTTTTAGGTATTACTAAGAAGATGGCTGAGCTGGTTGAGGCAATTACCTACAATGGTATGACACCTGAGGAGATTGAAGCTTCAAAAAAAGAAGGAGCCGGGGACGGCGTTCCGGCAACGGTATAGTCATTGAGGCCTCGCAAGAGGTTGAGGATGAAGAAGGCCTGACTTGGCGAGAGCTATTTGAGTGGGCCGCAGAAGTAGGCTTAAGCCCGTCAGAGCTCCTCGATATGGAGCTCTGGCAAGTCTACTCATACATGAGAGGATACAAACGTCGTATGCTGCAAGTTTCTAGCCACGCTCTATATTGCGGTTATTGGGCAGCTTATTATTCAAGCTCCAAACGACCTCGCTCTCCCAAGCTTATGCTTGAGAAGATGCAGCAGCAAATGGAGAGAGACGAAGCAGGTACTAATCTCGAGGCTCCTGATATTGAAACGTTTATGCGTCGTGATAATGAACGCATTAAGAAGCTAAAAGTTAAAGTGAAGGAGCCAGCCAAAGGAGAGTGATGAGATGGCCGATGAGGTAGTAAAATATTCCTTTGAAGGTGACTCATCCAACCTGGCTAACGCAGCTGAAAAAGCTATCTCGAGTCTTGACAAAGTCGAGAATTCACAGAATGCAGTTACAAGAGCCTTGGCTTCTATGCAGAACGCAATGCGTAACGCATCGAATGGCGCTAAGGCTTTGAGCAGTTCTATGAACCAAGCTCAGCAGAGTGGAGGCGCTGCTTCAGCTGAAATGAAGCGACTAATAGCAATGCTTTCGAATACAGCTTCAGGAGCAAAGCTAGCTACACCCCTGCTTGGCTCTAGCTCTTCCGCGATTCAGGGCTTGACCACCTCATCCCGCAACCTAGGCGCGGAATTGTCCAAGACACTTGCTCCTATTCAGCAAACCAGGAAGGGAGTAACCTCACTAACCACAACTGCAACCCAGGGTGCGGCTCAAGGTAGAAATTTCTACATAAACTGGGCTCGTATTGGTCAGCACGCTATGCAATGGGGTAAGAGCTTTAAGCAAGCCTGCTCCACTATAAGCAGTGCGCTTCAGAGGGTTGGTAAGGTTGTGAATAGCACGATACTAGTTATTACACGACTTGTTAGTGCTTTTCAGCTAGGTAAAATCATAGGTGACGCTATTACAGCGCATAATGATTATATCGAAGCTATGAACATGTTCACTGTTGCAGCAGGAGACCAAAGAGATGTAATGCAAGATAACCTTGATGTGCTATCTGAGTACGGTGGTCTTGCTAGAAGCACCTTGACCGAAGCTGCTGGTGGATATAAGTTGCTTGCTCAGGAAATGGGCGTTACAGCTGGGACTTCAGCTAAGATGGCCAATAACCTGACAAACGCAACAGTCGACCTCGCATCAATGTTCAACAAAGAGTTCGTAGATGTTGCGAACGATATGAACTCCGCATTGCAGGGTATGACTAAATCCGCACGTAAGTACGGTATCGACATTTCCGAGGCTGGTCTTAGGACTACAGCTGCTCAACTCGGAATTGATAAGAATGTCGAAAGCATGACTCAGGCTGAAAAAGTTCAGCTGCGTTATGCAACTATCATTAGGCAGACATCTCTCGCACAGAGCGACTTTGCTCGTACAATAGAGAGTCCCGCTAATATGATTAAGATATTTAAAGAGCAGCTAACAGAGCTTAAGGTATCTTTAGGTGCAGTGTTTGATACATTGCTCCGCGCAGTGATGCCCATACTGATTACATTTGTTGTAGTCTTACAAAAAGTGTTTAATGCACTTGCTGCATTGACGGGGTATAAAGGCTTTGAGCCTATAGCTAACTCGGCCCAAAACGCTAATAATGCTTCTGCAGGTATTGCGGACAATATGGGTGAAGCAGCTAAGAAAGCTAAAGAGGCTAAAAAGCAACTTGCCGGTTTCGATGAGCTTAATAACGTCTCCTCCTCATCAACATCCTCAGACTCTGGAGGCGTAGGGAGCGCCACAGGTGGTATGGATTTAGGTAACATACTACCTACGTACGACAATATGCTTGCTCTATCAGACTTTATGCCCAACATTCGTAAGAGAGCTGACGAGATTTACAAGTCGTTTGCTGCTTGGGCTAAGCCTATCAAAGATGCTTTTGCAGGTATAAAAGGGCCTGTTACTACTGCATTTAATAGTATTAAGGCCTCTTTTGGAAACCTCGGCAAGACTTTTGCGAATCTAATTCAGAAAGACTTGATACAGAATGTAGCACCCGGCTTAGCAAATCTTGCTCCTGTTATTGCATCACTTATAAGTAATTTCAGTCAGCTGTTTCAGGCGATTTCACCTATACTACTAACACTAAGCGGCTTTGCTTGGGATTATTTAACAGTGTGGCTTGGCATTATTAGCCAGATTATAGGCAAAGTTGCGGGGGCTTTTCAGGAATGGCAAGGTCCGCTGGACACAACGTTCCAGACACTAAGAGAGGGCTTAGGAGAGGTTGTTGCTACTTTAGGTAGCATGGTAATGCCGATGCTCGATACTCTCTTACCGGTATTGATGAGCCTGTTCACAAGTATTGTGCCTCCGTTGATGGACGTAGTTAAGGTTATTACTAAGCTAATTGCTGACCTATTCAAGACATTATGGCCTATAGTGAGCTGCCTCATAGAGCTGCTTGCTCCCATACTGGAGGTCATCGTCAACGTAATCAGCTCAGTAGTAGGTATTATAGCTCCTATAATCAGTATTCTGGTTAAAGTGCTAAACTTTGCACTTGCACCTATAGTTGCTATCCTCAAGGTAGCTATTAGCGTTATTAACGCAGTGCTTAAGGTAGTAAACGCTGTAGTGCAGGGCATACAAAAGGCCTTCGGTGGTCTGTTCCAGTGGTTAGATAAGAAGATTACAGGATTCTTAAACGGCTTTATAGGCTTTCTTAATAAACTGCTGGGAGGAGTTGAAACGGGTATTAACTTTTTACTTAAGGGCGTCAATGCCGTTATTAGATGGATAAACAAAATACCCGGGTTTAACATATCCGAACTTCACGTAAGCATTCCTAGGATACCTAAGTTCGCAACGGGAGGTTTCCCCGAAGATGGGCTCTTCTATGCAAACCATAATGAAATGGTTGGTAGCTTCAGCAATGGTAAGACTGCTGTTGCTAACAATGAGCAGATTATTGAAGGTATTCGTAGAGGTGTTTATGACGGCGTTATCGCCGCAATGGGTAGACAAGACGGAGGAGATTTCGTCGTTAAAATTGGTGAAGATGTGCTCTTTAGAGTAATCCGCAACCAAGCACAAAATTATAGACGCCGTACTGGAAAGCCGGCGTTTGCGTAAGGAGGTGGTCAAGTGATGTATAATGGCTATTTGATGAAATTTGATAGTAGTGTACTTCCGCTTGACCTCGTCCAGCTTGGCACTTACCAGATAACTCCTGACCAGCGCCAGGATTTGGACAGCTATAGAGATAACAGAGGCCACTTGCACAGAAACGTGCTTGTACACACAGCTTCTAAAATAGAATTTCAAACGGTTCCCATGACGGAGTCAAATAAGATAGCTTTAATGGGGCTGTTTCGTACCCACTTTATAGTTGAAAAAGAGCGCAAGCTGAACGTGACATACTACGACCCTGAAACTTCAGAATACAAGACAGGTACCTTTTATATGCCTGATATTCAATTTCCTCTTTACACAGTGGATGAGCAGGGTGTTTTATGGTATGACTCTTTTAGAGTTGCATTTATTGAATACTAGGAGGCAAGCTTATGGTACCTGTTTCAGATAGAGTTTCAGAACTTTACATGATGGATAGCATTCGCAAGAGTTTAGAAATTTACCTCTACAAATGGGTCCCCGATGAGGAGTACATAGAAGGAGGTTATTATGCCCTGCTTGCCCCCAACAGCGAGGAGCTTGCAACTGTAATAGCTCCCACAATAACGGATGACCAGATACTTTCAGAGAGTATGAACTATAAGGAAGGTCTTTTAGAGGGAGAGGTTCTTAAGTTTGGCAGCCTGGTTGCAAAAGAGCTTTCGATACAGCGCATATACAATGGTATTTCCTACTCTAAGAAAATATGCAAGGCAGTACTTGCCTTATACGATGAAGACGGAGAGACGATAGTTAACCGAATTACTCTATTTAACGGATACGTTGCGGAGGATAAATTTCAGGACAACGGTTTTATCAGAGATATGACGCTTCGCAGCAATCTTTCTTCGGTCTTAGAATGGAATATAGGCAGCGGCGGTGCAGGAGACCTTACAGGTTTTTTGCAACCCGCACCCTCCCCTCTATCTTTCGACGGTAGTACTGTTGCCGACTACTTTAGTTTTGTAGGTATAGCGACTAACTGTTATATCAACATACCCTCCGACCCAGCAGAAAGACGATTGAGATTTCCGTCACCTACAGGCAGATACAACTCCGTATTGGACATGCCTATTGCAATGTCAGGAGCTGAAGCGCCTCTAACTGCCAGTGCTGCGCTGTCGGGCCTAGCAGAGCTGTGTGGTGCGTTTCTCAGAGAGAACAAGATGCTAGTGGTCGACGCTTCCCCTGAAGAGGAACTACCCTACGCCGTAGATGTGTATAGCACGTGGCTTCAGATGTCTACTTTAATGACACATCTCGAGCTTATCAGACTAAGTGGAGCGTCTAACGCAGGCACCTTTGCACTACCCTGGTATATAAATGCGTCCTGGTCAGAAGAAGACTTAGTAAACTTTGCTAGAGCAGAGTGCTACATAGGCAGTGAACTAAAAGCTTCTGTAGGTGCTGATAGTGGCGTCTCGTATCAGATAAAAGACAATGCTGCATTACGCAAGAGCCCTGACAACACCAAGAACTGCTATTCAGAAGCGGTAGCATCTGTGCTTGCAATGTGCAACCAGAATAATTACCCAATTGGAACATTGCAGCACTTATGGGCTCCCTTCGTAGAACCTGGTGATAGCATAGTACTCACGCATGAAGATACAGTTGTAACAATGCCTGTATTTAGCTGTCAGGTCCAAGGTATTAATCTGCTAAAAGCCACTACAGACTGCAGAGCGCAGGCATCGTAATCAGCACTTCATCAACCAAGCTAGCCTTAACAGTATGAGCTCTCGCTTTAGTAGTTGGGCTACGTACACCTTTACAACAACGTGCTTCTAATTTGCAGAGGAGGTTTAGTCTTATGGACATTACAACCACAACTATCAATTTTGAAAATGGCCTTCAGGTAGGTTGCCCAACTATGTACCAGTGGGACAGCGGCCAGATTCTGCTGATAACTGGTCTTAATCTTCCCGCAACTGTAGAGTTTCACTTCTTCAACGAAGCTACTACAGAGGCGGTCAGAGTTGCGGGGTATACGGTTGAAGGTATTACTACGACTCAGGTGCCTAACTTACTATTGCAGCAACCCTTTAGCATTTATGCATATGTATACCTCACTGACGAGAAGTCAGCTCGTACTGAGCAAAAATTGCACATAACAGTCTTACCTAGACCTGAGCCCGAATTAACTTCAACAGACCCTGATGACCCACATTATATTTCAGGCCTATCAGAGCTTCTTAATCAGGCCGCAACTATTCTTAAACAGCAGCAAGATATTACAGCAGAGCTAGACACATTTGAACCTATACCGGTCTCGCTCTACTATTCCTCAACCAATATAGAGCAGCTTACATTACTTACACGAAAGGGGTTATCAAATAATGGCTAACGATATAAAGATAGTAACAGTAGATTACCTTAAAGAGTATGTAGAAAGCTCTGTTGACCAAACTTACTCTCCTACAAGTAAAAACGCACAAAGCGGAAAAGCAGTATCAGAAGCTTTGTCAGCTGAGCAAAAACGCGCTGACAATGCCTTTGCAAATGCTCTGAAATCCACTAAAACCAACACCGCGATGTTGATTAATGACACTTCCCCTGTTAGTCACGAAATGAGTGTTAAGGTTAGAGGAAAGAATTTGTTTGATATATCAAAAATTAAAAGTGTTACTGTGACTGACACACAAAAAATTATCCAAAATAATGACGGTACTTTAACCGTTTATGGAGCGGCTGTCGGAAGTACCATAACTTTAAGAACCCTGTGCCCATCATTAAAGGTCGGGGATGAGGCAATATTGTCCTTAAGACTAGTTAATTCAGGCACAGACACTAAAGAACGCGGATACATTTATATAATGGGTGCTAATGTATCATGGCACAGTAATACTGTAAAAGTTATAACTGAAGCCATGTTGAACGGTAAGGTGTGTTTCTATTGTCGATATTACACTCAACCGGAAGAAATAAACGTAGGTACTATATCAGAGCTCCAAATAGAACTCGGCACCACCGCAACCGATTACACTCCGTATGTGCCCGATTTAACGGCAGTTAAAGTTAGTAAATATGGGAAGAATTTGTTTGATATACACTCAGCTGGATTACAAAATGCAATAATTGTCGATAACGGTGTTCAATTTACAAGGTCGGAAGGGATAATTGACATTCTGCTTCCTAAAGGTACGTATACTATTAGTTTTAAGCGAAGCGCAGAAGGACCATTATACTTAAGAGACGGCAAAGTTAGTTCTGGATATTTTACGATTGTTAACGCCACTGAAACATCTAGAACATTCAACTTTGCATCAGATGTAGACGGATATTTAAGAATAAGTGCTTTTGTCACAGATTTAATACTATCTGACATCCAAATAGAACTTGACTCAGCAGCTACCGATTACGAACCGTATATTCCTCGGACAGAATACATCCCCAACGCAGACGGCACCGTAGAGGGGGTAACAAGTCTTTACCCAAATACAACCCTTATGACAGACACAGACGGCGTATTAATCGACTGTGAGTATAACAGAGACATAAACAAAGCGTTTGCAGAATTACAGCAAGCAATCATTTCATTAGGAGGAAATGTATAATGTTTAGTTTAAAAGAATTTGTAAAAAGCGGACTCTTAAAGGCTGTCGGAAAAATGGCTGATTATCAGATTATTTTAAACGCCGCAGGCTGGCTTGAAAAGGGCGTGCTGAACGAGGATGACCTTGCCGAAATTGATACGGCTATTAGTGCCCAGTACCCGAGCGAACCTATTGAAGATACGACAGACAGAATGGAGATAGCGAAATGACCGAAGCATTAATATCTGCAGGGTCTGCAATAATTGTAGGCATGCTCTCGCTTGTTGGAGTGATTATTTCAAATAATCGTGCAAACAGTAAAATGCAAAGTGATATAAGAACCGCTCAAGCAGTAACTGATGAGCGCATCAGTGAGCTTACAAGAGAGGTTCGCTTGCACAATAGCTTTGCCCAGCGAATCCCCGTTATCGAGGAGCAAATAAGGGTTGCAAACCACCGGGTTGCAGACCTTGAAGAAATTCATAAACCAACTGTTTAGGAGGAATTAAAATGAGTATTTACAAAGGTATTGATGTTAGCAAGCATCAGGGAAACATCGATTGGAAAAAGGTGAAGCCTCAAATCGACTTTGCAATCATTCGTTGTGGCTTTGGCAACGATATGCCCAAGCAAGACGACGAGAGGTTCACCGCGAATGTGAGCGCTGTTACCAGCTTAGACATTCCCTTCGGTGTATACTTGTATAGCTATGCTGACACCGACGAGAAGCTGCATAGTGAAATCAAACACACTCTGCGTCTTATTGGCAACCTGAAGCCCTTCTGTGTTTATTTCGATATGGAAGATGCTTCTACCACAAAACTCGGTAAGGGGAAGCTTACTGAGTATGGGCTTACATTCTGTAAGGCTATGACAGATGCAGGTTATAAAGCTGGTATCTATGCTAATCAGAACTGGTGCCAGAATTACCTCGACATTAAGAAGTTCGAGGATAGAGGCTACTCTATCTGGTGCGCTAAGTACTCCAATACAAAGCCTGACATCGCAGCTAATTATGACATCTGGCAGTACTCTTCTAAAGGAGCTATTGATGGTATTGAGGGGAACGTAGATATGAACCGCATGTATGCAGACCTCATCGGTAAGAAAGTTGCCCCCGCAACGCCCGTGACTCCTCCAGCCCCCGCAACAAACGCAACGCTCACTGCTTCTCAACTTGCTGATAATATTATTGCAGGCAAGTATGGTAACGGCGCTGCTCGTAAGAACACTCTTTTGGGTATGGGCTACTCTCTTGCTCTAATTAATGAAGCTCAGGCTATCGTAAATCATAGGCTATCGAGAACAACTTCACCTAGAAGACTTAGTACTCAGGAGCTTGCTACCGAGATGATTAAAGGCACTTTCGGCAATGGAGCTGCTCGTGCTCAGAAGCTCACAAAAATGGGCTACACTGCTGCACAGATTAAGGCTGCTCAAGAAGAAGTTAACAGGAGGTTGAAGGGGTAATGGAATTCGGATTTTTAGGTGACTATGTTGTCATCGTAGTCGTGCTCATTTGCTTATGTGTAGGTTATGTTCTCCGCAACATAATTCCCACCGATAAAGTTAACAAGTTCATCCCGCTGATTATGGCAGGGCTGGGTCTCGTCCTCAACATATGGATGAACTCATGGAGCGTAACTCCTGAAATAATTCTTGGAGGTCTTGCTTCTGGGCTTGCATCCACAGGCTTGCATCAGGCATTTAGAAAGCTTATCGAACGCAACGACGAGTAAATAGACAAAAAAAAAGCCGCCGGTCACCCGGCGGTTCTTTTATGCTATATAATTATGCGAGGTGGAGTTATAACTACTTTAGCAGGGTTGCGCATATAATACTGCAAGTGCGCAATAGCGTCCTTGGTATGCTCCATATATCGCTCTGCGTTGGGGAACATCTGCTTCACCTCATCGGCGTGAGCCTTAACCTGAGCAACAAGCTCAGGTTTCAGCGTACCCGCATACTTCTTAACTGAGGGCTTTTGCATTACATATGACTTACCATACATATTGCAAAGCATCTTTATTGCACCTATTACCTCAACAGGATAGAAAGCATTCCAGGCCATATGCTGCGCCATACCTGGGTAGAGGTTAAAGGACTCGATAACTACAAGGTCAATGGGCAGCTGCGCAAACATATCATACAGGCGTCTGTGGGTGTCTTGCTCCATAATGGTCCCGCCTATGATGTGGCGTGTATCCGTATTGAAGAAGCACCACCCTGTATGGTTACCAGGGTCAAAGCACAGTATATTCATTTAATCACTCTCCAATGCAGCTCTGATATCGTCTGCTTTTGTTATGTTGATACGGGTTACCTTTTTGTCAAAGGAGCCATCGCACTCCAAGTACTGTATTAACACAGGAAGTTTTTGGCCCATTCTATGCAATCGGTCCTCGCACTGCTGATTGATTTCAGGGCTCCAGTCTCGCTCCATCATAATCATACGACGGCTAACATTCTGTAGGCCATCATAACCCTGTCCCATTGCAGCTATCGTACCTACTAAGCACTGAGCATCCCCCTCAACAAAATCAATTTTGCTACAAGCGTTTTCATGAGCGTCGTTCGTGCCTACAATGCCGACAGTCTTTAGACCTGCTTTGTTGAGATACTTAACTAACGCGTTAGCTGTTTTAGCAAATATGGTGAATACAACAACTTTCTCATCAGGGTTGCTAGATAAGGTGTCTTTAATGTACTCAAACTTAGGACCCACTTCACCGTCGATGTAAAGCCCCGGCCACGAAGTAACCTGTCTCAAACGAAGTGTCAGGACGGCACCGTTCGGGACTGTCATGGTCTCGGGCAGAGAGTCTAGCACAAGTGCTTTAGCCTCTTTATACAGCTTCGTCATTTTTTTGGTCATAGGTAGGTGTATTGTTTCAGATACCTTACCCTGTGCTACTGAGACAGACTCATTGCGTATGAATATAAGCTGAAGCATTTTGTTGAGGATAGCTACCTTAGCAGGGTCATCAGTAATGCCTGCTATCTTCTTACCCCAAAAGGTCTCCTCAACCTTACAAAAGTAGTTGACGAAGTTCCAATAGCTAATACCCGAGTAGAAGATACCGAGGTAGTTGAGGATGCTCCACAAGTCATCAACATACCGCAGTATTGGGGTGCCTGTCAACGCCCAGCGGCGCTCTGCAGGAATACTCTTTACCGCTATAGAGCGCTGACTCTTTCTGTTTTTAATGCGGTGCGCTTCATCAAGCACGCACACGTCCCAACGTCTGCTCCTAATAGCATCCAGCACACTCTGATTAGTAATCTGCTCATAGTTGAAGATAAAGATGCCTTCAGATGCTCTGCGCATCTCTACGAGGTGCTTATCACGAGTGCTCTCTATAACGATAATCTCAGGAGCAAAAGGCCACCACTTATGAACCTGCATACGCCATTGATGCTTTAAAATCTTAGGCACAACAATGATACACCTACGAGCGTCTATCTCTCTCAACGCTACGATAGTCTCGATAGTCTTACCTAAACCCATAGGGTTGGCGTTAAGAATGTGCTTCTGCATCATCATACGTTTAACATCTGGCACCTGAAAGTCTAATAGACTCTTACCATACTTAAGCTCTGTATTGTACCAAGGCTCGTTGAGAGAGGTACCCATACCTAGCACGAGCCTGTTGACTAGGTTATCCTCAACAGAAACGGTGTCACCTTTGATAGCGTATCCCATCAACAAGTGTACATCAGGTATGTCAGATACGTGTAAAGTAAACCTACTCATCTTTCTTCATCTCCAGTCCTGTTGCGGGGTCCATCTTAACCATCTCGCCCCACTTATAGCCTACATCAGCGTCCGCCTTAAAGGGTACTTTGATATCAGGCTTATAGTTCTTAGGTGTGTTTGCCATTATACTCTTGCACGCTGATGCTATAGTAAGCATAAGCTCAGGGTCCCCGTCTTTAACCTCTAATATGATAGAGTCGTGTACAGTGGTTACAATTCTTGCAGGCCAGCCCTTCTGCTCAATTAAGTCCGCAATATCCAAAAGGGATAACATAGTAAAGTCAGAAGCAATGGACTGTATGGGAGTATTTATATACTCGTTCTGAACGTGGTTGATGTTATCGTTTGTGATAACGAAGTGACGCTCTCTGCCTAAGAAGGTAGTACAGGGCTCACCTCTGTTAGCCATCTGTCTGCGGTTGTTGATAAACGCCTTAACTTTGGGCATAGGTGCAAACCACTTCTCAATTATCTCTCGAGACTCGGCCATTGTCTTGCCAAACTTCTCGGATATGGAGCCAGGGCCTCTACCATATGCAATACCAAAATTGATGGTCTTAGCCATATTACGCTGTTCCTTATCGAAGCCGGGCCCAAACATCTCTTCCGCAACAGAGTCGTGCAAGTCCTTCCCATCAACATAAACCTGAGTCATATACTCGTCTCCGGACAGCATTGCCAATACCCTCAACTCAGCCTGCGAGTAGTCAAGCTGCAACAGCTTGTATCCAGGTGTCGCAATTATAAGATTTTTTATCATTTTGTTGCGAGGAATATTCTGCATATTAGGTCCGGAAGACGAGAGCCGTCCCGTCTCGGTTCCGTGCAGATTGAAAGTGCACCTTACTCTGCCGTCTCTGCACAAGACTCGTCTAATGCCCAGTGCATAAGTTTCGAGGTACTTGCTATACTTTCTCACATCACCGATACTCTCAAGAAACTCCTTAGCATCAGGATTTGTGATACGACCAGCCTCTACATCCAATAAAAGATTTTGTATTAAGGTTGCATCTGTTGAGGGAACAGGGTACCCCAGTACTCGCTGAAGCATCCATTTAAGCTGCTTAGGTGAGCCTACCGAGAACTTATCTGTTGCAGATTTTGCTCCTGTCTCTGCTTTATACAGCTCAGGGTCCCATATACGACTTGCTACTGCATCAAGTTTCTTATTAGCAGCATTAACAAGATTATCCAGCTCAAACTCTAGGTCTTCAAGGTAATCAACATCTATTTGCTGTCCTGCAAGCTCGATGTTCATATACACATTAGAAGCTCTAACAAGCTGTCTGTACATAAACTCGGACTCAGGACGAGCAAGCTTCTTAAATAGCCAATGTAATCTTAAAGTAGCGATACAGTCTCTCTGCATATAGGGTATTAACACGCTTGTAGGTATAGAGTCATACATAAACTCCTTCAACGGCACTTTATTAGCTCGGCACCACTTGCGCTTGATTTCATCAAGTTCGTCGTCCCAGGCCGGAGCCTGTAAGTATAACTGGCCCATCTCTTTCAAGCCATGAGAGCCCTTTCTCTCGTTGATACTGATGTAGTGTCTTAACAGAGTATCCTCGTCTATACGAGCAGGGATACCTTGTAAATATCTAAGTCTGCCGCAGTCGAACTTACCGTTCTGCCATACAAATACAATGTCAGGGTCAGTAAAGAACTCCGTCAACGCCTTGAGAGTCTCAGAGTTATTCCAGTTGAAGTTGTAGAACGCTACTGCACTTGACTCATCATAAGCTACGCCTATAGAAAGAAGACAATTGTCCTCCCAAAAAACCTGTCTCGTCTCAATATCGACTCCTACGGTTTTGAGCTCTGATGCAAGTACTTGCTCCCTCAACTTTCTAACTGCCTCTGGAATATCATCACCAGTATACTCAGTAAGGTTTAGGTGCTCCCAGTCAAATAAAGTGCTTTCTAAATCTGCGCTTTCAAAGTTTCTACACGCCTCGGCAAATCTATCCAACTCCATCGGGTTAGTTCTCAGCACCTTGACGAGGGGAACCATCAAGGTGCGAGTAGAGTTGATTATCTTATACCAGACGCAAGGGTCTTGCGTTGCCTTAACGTGTCTATCCTCGGGCATATTAGGCGCAGCAGCCTTTACAAGTCTGTCTAACATATTATAGCTCCTTCATTAAATTTTCTTTGAACATTTTTATCCACATTTGCGTCATAAGACCATGAAGCTGGTCATATATCTTGGCGTCATAAGGTCTAACCTGTATATGCTCGCTTACAAGAATCTTACCAGAATCAAGTTCAGGCTCTACCTCGTGAATGACGCAACCTACTGTGCTGTACCCAGCCTCAATAGCTCTCTTCTGAGGGTCCAGCCCCTTCAATTCAGGATACAAATCTATTGCACCTGGATGACCATTTAGAAACTTAACACCTCTCGCTTTTAACGCTCGTACTGTTGAGGGGAATACTATTCTCTTATATCCATGCATTGTAATGAGGTCCCCAGGAGCGGCCCAGTCAAGTAATCGTTGCTCGAGTACTTCTTTTGAACCGCATACTACGCTTGTATAGTTACCTCTGCGTTGGATGGGGTCTGAGCGATTGTCCGTCAACACCAAGAAGGGCTTTACCCCTGTTGCAAGACATATTTCGTGTATCTCAGAGCCTGTCTGAGAATATAAAGCATACCAATTACCCATTGCAAAACTCCTCGAACATCAATATGTTGTGTTGTATATGAAACCACTCTGAAGGTGTAACTTTCGAACCCATCAGGTCGCACATCTTAGTTTTTATTTTAGTTGTGAGGCCTTTAGTAGTGTACGTAATACCATACATACCGTGCACAATTGGATTGCTTGTATCTACAGAGCGTATCCAGCTACAATTACGGTAAGCATACATCTCCTGAGGTAGTGCAACGCCAAGCAAGTGATGGGGCTTCTCGGTATCTAGCACACCCTCATCAACCATCTTAGCAAGTAAAGTTGCTCTACCCATACTTGTCGCTTCTAAGTTGGATAAGGGATACTTGAGCGCTCTGCGAACGTAGTCTGCATAAGTTGAGAGGTCAAAGCTGAATGCAATTATATCTACTAAGTCGTGAAGCTTTTTGTAGCAGTGCTTCATATCCTCGTAGCTTTTGCCCTGCACTACGCCTATACTCTTGCTAATGGAAGCGAGCTCGGGATACTTGTTCATGAATGCGTGTGCTCTCTGCCAGGTAGCATCACCATCCTCAAGCACATCTGGTATTACGAAGTAAGTAGGTTTAAGCTTCTTAATCCAGTTCACATACTTAGCTTCGTCAAACGCAACTCCAAGCTCAAATATGGAGTTATCAAGAATAACATCACGACCGTTCTCAACCGCTCTCTTAAACTTGTTATAGTATTGCTCACCAATTAACTTGTCCTCAAATAAGTGTACAAGAGCGTAATCTCCATCGGTTTCAGCCTGCACAGCGTCAAATATGTCTATCGGCGCCTCGTGATAACGCATAATCATTTTATGCCCTCCTTAATAGCTTTTTCAATATAGTTGAAGGAACCCTTACCCTTCGTGTACTTCTTACGAGAAGGAATGTCTTGCCATTTAGGCTTTTCTTCCTCCATGTACATCATTGCCATTGCATTCCAGCAAACTGCTGCTAAATGGTCTTCTGAATTGTCCCCATTCATATACTGAATTAGGTGTCTCATAGCAGAGTCAAAACAGTCCTTGACCGGTAGCCCGTCCTTGAAAGCTTCGCTCTTGCCGTACTTCAGAGCGCCGTACTCATAACGCTTTGCTACTCTAAGCAACGCATTCATTGGCATAGGGCTAAATAGACCCTTGCCAGGCGGCCTGTCTCTAAAACTACCGCCTTCGTACGCTCTGACATTCTCCGAGTCTCTATCTAAACTCATTTTTGTGCCTCCCAATCGCCGTAGCGTATTTTTAGTTTTTCTCGATTAGCTTTGAATATGGCCTCCAGAGTTAAACCCTTTTGATTTGCGACCTCACATAAGTACCAAAGCACATCTCCCAGCTCCTCTATCCATCTTTCGATGGGTTGAGGCTGCTGCTTGAATGCTTCTCGCTTAAGTAATCCTGCGACCTCTCCAGCTTCCTCGGTCAAGCCGCATACGGCGTGACTAAGGGCTTTTTCAGGTGATAAGCGAGATAACCTAGAATTAAGTACTTGCGTAGCCACATCTGCTTGTACGTGATTAAGTTCCATTGTCTTGTTGTCTCCTTTCTGCTAAGAATTGCTGACATTCTTCAGTTGCTCTCCAGGAGGTGTTGCCGCAAGCTTTAACGGCCCCGCAACATATAAGCTCCTTAAAGATGTCCTGCATCAACCAACGGTCGATATCTAATATCTCTCGAGCTGTCTTAAGGCCAATCGTGCCCGCTCCGATGAACATCTCAAGCTTGGGATACCGAGTAAGCAATTTTAATAGTGCTTCCCTGTTCATCGTTTATACCTCCATTTCCTTTGATATTTCCATCAACACCTTATCAGGGATATAGCACGCATTTGCTCCTGGTCTCAACAGACCACGCGTGATAAGGTCTGACATAATCTTCGAACTCTCGTCCTTATCCAGACCAAGTATTTCCTGAAACTGAAACCCTCTAAAGCTGCTGGATGAAAGCAATGCTTTAATTGCAGGATGTGCTGTTATCAGCACTCTAACGAGGTTCATATTGTCTATTCTCTTCTGCTGAGCTCTCTTAAACTCTCTGATGTAATCACCATACCCCAAGGACGGCTTATTCAGAGTCATTTTTAAGAACTCAACTGCAAAGTCTAAATGTCTTTGCTCAATAACAAGTCTGCCTGACTTAATAGAGCCGCATAACACAGCAAATGCACAGGTCAGTCGTAGCAACTTCTCATGCACTGCAACACCCACAACAAGAGGACCTCCACCTAACTCGTTGTTAAGTTGATGGGCAGCATCTCTCATTGCAATCCTAAAGTTGTTGGGAAACGTAATGCTATCTGGGTGTATGGTCCACGCTATGTTGAAGAGGCTTCGCCACTTCTCTACATCGGGTGTTGTGATAACATCTATACCCTCAATAACATCAAGGTCCTCCCTCGCTGCTGTAAGCACTAAGTCGTATCGAGCCTGGTCTTCCATAATAGGTATGAACTCCTGAAAAGCTCCATAGCCCTTCCAGTAAAAGTCAGACAAGTTTCTACCTGAGCGAGGGTTGCTCAACCACAATAGTCTCGTTCTAGCTCTTGCTTCACCTTTTACAATTTTGTTGAGGGTTACAGCACCACTTGAGCGTGTTGCGGATAAGTCTTTGATGTCATCAACATCAAGACCTGAAGCCTCATCTATAACGAGAAGACCCCTGTCGTTCATAGGTATTGCGCCCCATGTAACAACCCAGCTATCACCAAACCTCTGAACACCTCCGATAACACCTGTTCTACGAGCGTTCTCACCGTTTATGTAAGAGCCCAACTGTAACTGCTTTACAAAGCGTTGCGCCATTTGAGACTTACCTGTACGAGTGTCGCCTATTACCATAGTGTCAAGCCAGCCTTTTAGAATACCACCTTGCCAGGGTATCTCAGTAACACTGCTATAAGTAAGTAGTATGGCACCGAACAAGTCCGGTCTGCCCTCAATGCTTAAAGCAGGCATCCACTCATCATAATGCTTCTGTATCAAGTCCATGCACGATGTACAGCCCTCTGCTGCTTTCTGAAACTTCTCAAGTACTTGCTCATCTATTTCAGGCGTAGCAGTCTGCACACTCTTTGCATCTCTAATAACATAGTAGTTTTGCTGAGAGCTCGGGTCCGTAACTCTGCACGCTTCAAAGTCATACTTTAAGGTTGCGGATAGACGATAGTCTGTGTACATATATACGCCGTAGCGGTTCTCAAAGGATGCTTCCTCTAAACCGTCAATAAAGCTTGCGCTCTCCTGGAATATTATCTTCTGTATATTGATGAAGTCTTTTGGCTCAGCCTGTACAGACTTACATCCAAATATCTGTCTCAGATAACTGTCTTGCGCAGAGTCTGCTGAGTCAATAAAGCGTAGCATCTGTCTAGGGTCTACCTCAACCTCCACTGGGGTGCTCGATACAGCGAGCGGACATGGCTTTGAGCACTTGGAGTTCTTACACCTGCATCTGAGTTTAGTCGGTATAGAGTAAATCTTAGGCTCTACGCCTACAACGCTCATATTCTTTAAGCGTATCCAGGTATTAAGGTTCTCTGCAAACTCGCTTCGTACCAAGGTCACATCCTGAGCTTCTGCATTCTCGTCTGTCTCGGCTATAGTGTCTGCGCTATGCGCATACTCCCAGATATCTACATTCTCTTTACCTACGTGCTCGTAATACTCTACAAAGTCCTTGTAGGGCAGGTTTATAATCTGAAGCGACTTAGCTATCTTTCGAAGCATTGTAATGTAAAGCGTTGTATTCTTTTGACCTACTTTATCGGAGTCAAGCATTATAACAACATCTTTATCTGCAAATAGGCTCAACTCATCAGTTGGTATAGCACTACCACCGGTACCTGTTACAGCATTATAGCCACAGGACCTAGCAGAAGCCATATCCTTTTCTCCTTCAACTAATACGATAGGTCTGTCTTTAGGGTTATCAAATGCCTCGTATGGATAGTATCTACGCTGACCTAAGCCCTGCATATTAAGACACTTAGGCACCTTAGAGTATCCCGCGCGTTTAGTTGGGGGTAAATACCTTCTTGCGTTTACATAATAGCCCGTCTTAGACTTAAGTGGAAAGATGATTCGCGTGTCCGCAAGTCCTATCTTTAATTCAGCGATTACTTCATCCGTAATGCCAAAGCCATATAGTATCTTTAAGTCAGAGGCGCTATGCAAGAGGTTCTGGTGCCATTCCTCGATAGTATCTTCGTTGGGAAAGGGCATCCTATGATGCTTGTTGTAAAACTCGAGAGCATACTTCGCTACATCTTTGTCGACATCAAAGTACTTCTCGATAAAGGTCACCTCGCCGCCACCACAGCTACATTCGCCGTGGCAGTACCACTCACCTGTTTCCTCATTGACAGTGAAGGAAGGCTCTTTCTCTGCGTGAAACGGACAACAAGCGTATCTCTGTCCTCCTGAGTAGCTCGAGAAGGTGACAAATTCGTCGTAAATCAAGATATCACTCCCATTACATAAAATGCGAAGAGGGACCCAAAAGGGGCCCCTCAACTTAGTGACCTTGATTAACCGAGGGGCATAATCTTCTTAACACGGTTCTGAACAGAATCGTTATAAGGCTCCTGGATAATCTTAGCCTGGACTTCTAGTCCTACCAACTCCTGGACATCCATCTCAACGACCTCAGAAGTGTCAATGCCGAGCGCTTTGAAGAGCTCCTGAACCTTCCACAAGCACTTCTCGATTAGTACGTAGTTGTCCCATACCTTGCGGTTGCCTTCAACCCCAAGTACGTCGTACTCAATAGCGAGCATCGGGTTACCAGTCGAAGATTGTTTTTCCTCAACCTTAGCTATCTGAAGGTGATATACGCCTTCTTCAAGCGGTTCTCTGCTGGGGACGTTGCTGAAATCGAATGTTACCATAAGTATCCTTCCGAGGGTAGGGTTTTACCGTTCCCATCCTCTACCGTTTTACGTCCGGTCGACTAAATTTACGCTGCTTTGAGCAGCAGAGTACATTCTAAATGGAGATGTAAAGTAAGGTTTATTTAAAGGAGGTGATTTCCTGCCAAATGAAAATCGCTCGTCCCATTTAGAATGCACTCTGCAACTCAAAGCCGGGGAGTTGCTTTGAGCGCAGTGAAAGCTATTCTTCTGAAGTTACATAGTCGATGTATTCCTGACCGACATTACTTCGTTTCCATTCTTTAGACATTTTATAGCCTACTGGAGAGAATATCAACTCGAGTACTAATTCGATTAACATTGAAGTAGTTGCACAGATGAATACTTGTGGCCAAGTCCATCCAAAGAATACTTTCGACACGAGTATAGCAAACACTAAGTTGTCCGTCCACTGAGCTATCGCAGTTGAGATAGAACTCCTTAATAAAAAGCCCCAATAGCTACCGTGGTCTTTTTTACCTACCCACATATTGAGTACAGCATTAACGCATCCTGAAGATACCATAGCAATTGAAGAACCAACTACTACATACCAGGAACCAGCAAACGTATTATTTAGCGCTACATTAACAGCATTAGCTGCATCTCCTGCATTGTACATTTCTGCCCAGTGACCTGGAATAACCATTAACAAAGCAAATATTACAGTGGTAAGTAAATTCATGCACATTGCGAATATATTGAGTAGGATTGCGGCTTTACCTCCAAATCTCTTGCATACGCAGTCCATACACAAGAAAGCTATCCACGAAACAGCTAATCCTGTGTCTATGCAAAACGATTGAGAGGAATAAATCTCTCTATTCGCAAGCAAATTCATACACACTACGGATACTACATATGCTGCAGTTACATAACCTGGTACGCTTCTCAGCAGCACATTGAGTGTGCGTCCAGTTTTTCTTAAATAGCTCATAGCTGAGCTCCTTTCTGCCTGGTGTTCTGGCACAGGCACATATTAAATTTATACAGCGAAGAGTTGTTTAGCCGTTGGGTTCTGGATATCAATACCCTCCCCAATTCTCGACTTACCAGGCCAACGACCTTTACTCTTTGTTGTCGCACAAAACTTGCCGCTCAAGTCTGTATATGTGTGTACCACTACATCGAAGTAAGCAGGCATCTCTTGTACCATCTTACCGTGAATAGCAGGACCTCCATATATCTGACCTGTGAGCTCGTCTTTCTCAAGTTTCTCTTGCATTGTAAATACCTGATTAACTTTACACTTACGAAGCTCTTCAACGGCTAACTTATTTAGGTCAGTCATCATACCCCAGTGCTGTATTTGAATATTCTTTCTGAAATTAAGACCGTGACCTCTCATTTCACTGTCCTTAGAGCGAAGCTCCTGCAGCATTGACCATTGTATCTCTGACCAAGTATCCCAACAAATCCAGTCAAAAGGCTCTGTTATGTATACGCCAAACTCTTTAGACCAGAGAGCGGGGTCGTTCTTCTCAACCAACTGCGCAGCAGTATCTAAGTCCTTAAACCTGTCAAACGAGACTGCGGTAATGTTAGGATGGTACTTCTTCAAGTCCTTAGCGAACTGTATTGTCTTAACACCTTGGTCAATATCAATTACAAGCACCTTGCCAAGCTCTCCAAGAGTACCCATTAAATGTGTCTTGCCTGTGCCGCTTGCACCGTACACAAGAGCAAAGATTTTCTCAACATTGCTGTTCTCTACATCGATAACGTTCATCTTCTCACCTCGCTAATATACTAATTACTAAGAAGCATATCACGCATATAGAAGCACCAACGCCTAAACAGTATACCTTAACCTTGTGTGTCTGCTCTGACTCACCTTGAGTACGAGTGCACACAGCTACAAGCAGGTAGCAAAGGATAGCAACAGCTGCGAGTACTATTTTTTCAAAAATCATACGTTCACCTCTTATACATATATTATAATGTATTTGCAGTCAGAAATCAAGCTAACTACTTGAATTCTTTTCAGTTCATTTTTCATAAAACTTGATTTCTGACTAATAGATGACTAATCCTTTTGAGTTGAGACTTCAGTTTTTTCGTCGAGATGGTCCATCTGTCTTTCCTGTAGCTCCTCTTCGAATTCGTTGAGGATTTCGGTCTTGTTGATGTTGTTATACATATATGTAGAACATACACCTTTGAACGAGCACATCTGACAGGCAAAGTAACTTGGTTGAGGGGCAGGGAATAGGTTCTTATTGGTGGAATACTTTTTGCACTCTGCACAGGTGTTGAGGAAGGCATCAAAGAAGTTATCGAGGTCAGTATCAGTATACTCGCACAAGGTTCTCTGGTACTGGAACTGTCTCAAAAGCTTCTTTACTTCGTTGAGGTAGATACCCCCAACAGTATAAGGAGCGGGCTTACGGTCTTCAGGTGCGCCGTCAGCTTCCCATTGCTCCATTCTATGCTCGTTAAGCTTGTTTACATAGCCTTGCAGCGCTTTCGTGTATACACGAGGCTGCTCGTCCATCCAAATGAACTCGAGCTCCCTGAAGTTCTTGGTAGTCTTATGCTCAAAGCCATAGACCTTGCCAGTAGCTTCTTCAAGCACTATCATATCGATGGAGCCACAAATCTCGAGGTCAGGGTCAAACACCTCTCCCTTAGAAGTTGTGGGGACGAAAGAAAAGTGATGCTCAATATCGAGCACGGTATACCTTTCAAGGTCACCGTCTAACACCTCACGAGCGTATCCAGGTATCATATTGAGGAGAGCCTCTTCCCCCTCAACTAAATGCTCCTTGAGGTCCGTCATAACCTTCTCGAGAGATATACCTAAGTATAGCTTACCTAACGCTTCGTGAAACTTTGTGCCCATAATGAGCGCAGGAGCCGGAGCTTTGGGTACGAGGTGCATATAGTTGCGGGATGAAATCTGCCATTGGCGCTTACAGGTTCGGAACGTTTTAACTTCGGATACGTCAATTCGCATTACATCTTGCCTCCCAAGTGAAATCTAAGTTAAGCATTTACTTGTCCTCCTTGATTTTCATGTCAATTCTGATAATGTTTTTTACGCGGTACACTTTAGTACCGTCCCTTAGCTCAACCTTTGGGATACCCTTGTTCTCAACAATAGCGATAGCCTCAAAAAGTTCAGCCATGTTGACTTCAGACATAAGCTCACCTCCTTACATACAAAGATACACCTGCCCTGACACCATATATAGTTTGTTTTAGTCAGCGCGTTGCAATTGATAGTAGTCTGTAATTGCAAGTGTGCATCGTAGCTCTACACTATGTATCGTGTCAGAGCAGGTGTACCCATTACCTATGATGTGGAGGGAGCTGGCTCCCTCCTATGTGAACGCCGCCTTATTCAGCAGCGGTGTCCTCTGTGTTAGCTTCGGCGGCAGCAGCTGCAGCTTGAATTTTTTCAAGACGCTCAGCAGCACAATTCTCAATTTGAGCAGGGCCGATAGCCTTGAAATTCATCATACCGTTGGAAGCAACCTTAACTTCCTCGCTGTTGAACACTAAAGGTTCAAAGCTAGAGATTGAACGCAGTACGGTGTGGCTTGCAGTCTGCAGAACGATAGCATAGACTGCTTCTTCCTTCTTAAAGCAAACAGGCATATTAGCGCTTGCTTCGAAGTTAGCATATTTACGAGCTGCGATAGTCTTACCATCTACAACGATGGTTTTGTTAGCACTACCGGTAGAGGTTCTGCGACCATCAACAAGTTTAAGCTCTTCGTCTTTCTTTAAAGCAGCCTCGATAACGTCAGCGAAAGTAGCAAGACCTTCGTCAGCGTTCAGTCTCTTCTCGATGAAGCGCATAATAGCGTCCCAGTTGTAAACCTTCGGGTCATAAACGCAACCCTCTTTAGGCTGTTTTGCCACGTAGTACAAACGTACGGGCTGGAGACCTAACACCATCGCGATTGCTTTCAGTGTAGGAGTGCCCATATTCTCCATTACTTTCTCGAGCTCGTTTAACTCTACTGTTTCATTCTTTGCCATAATAATGTCCTCCAATTCTACTTTGAGTAAATTTTATATGAAAGGGTGGCGCCCTTCCTTTAATTATATTATATAGGCTTTTGGTTTGAAAATCCACATTTACTTGAATTATTTTATAAATTTTTTTCTTTTAACTGATAGAAATCATTTCAGTTTACCTTCATTGAGCATCCTGAAATAAATAGCTAAGCACTGTTTATCACTCATACGCTTGACTTTGTCTCGCCATTTCTGACCAGAGTACTGTCTCGCTATGATGTAACGAGCCTCATCTGCTGATACGCTCATTAGAACTTCCTCCTATTCTTCTTCCTACGATACAGTTTCTGTGCTTGAGAGATTTGGTATTCGTTGAAGATTCTATCAGGCTCGAGCGCGTCCTTCGCTGCTTGAATGCGCGCCTTCTCTGCCAAGTATGACTCGCATGTTGAGTGACACCCTAGGTGTCTCTCTGTACATCCTTTGCACTTAAACAAGTATGAACACCTCCCTATAGTCACCACAAGCCTCAGCAAAGCGGTATGCTTGGTCGTGGTTACTAAAATACACATCTATAATGAAGTCATCATACTTCTGCAGTATGCTCTTCGCAGGCCTGTCCTGTACTATGAATGTATCAGTCATTCCTGCAAACATTAATCTCGTGCCGAACGGGAGGCTGCTGGCCACGCTAACTCCTGGAGTCAGTACCTCACCGCTCGCACCCCTTACAATAGGGTTGCCCTGTGCATCGAGAGGGCGATTCTCAGCCCATTTGCCACAACACTTGCTGCAACCACAATACACGGTTATTCTACATCTACCAAAGGGTCGTACCTTAGGCAACGGTTCTGGTTGAGGGGGCTTGTTAACTAAAATCTCGACGGTCTCGTTCTCAGGTTGAGGCTCAATCGATACTGCCGTTCTTTTTTGGTCTTCGTGCGTATCGAGCCACTGCGGTAACATTAGGAACGCAATAAGGACAAAGACCAGACTCAGGCCAATACAAAATAGCGACATCACCTGTTTGCTTATTAACTTTCTTGAATGCGCGCCCGCTCGTCTCTGACACATACTCGATTTGCGTCTGCGGGGTGTAATTAAGCTCATATAAGAGCCCTCCTTTCTGTAAATCATTAAAGAAGTCCATCAACTTCTTATAAGTTAACTCAGGGTCAGTTAGTGTGCTCTGAATAAGTTGCATCAAGTAGCTAGGCTTAGTAGTCCTTAGCTTCTCAGACTCGTACAGCATATTCAACTTTGTGTACATATCCTGTATGCATCTTGAGTCGCATTTTCTAACACACCCACCACAGCACACGTTAGTTCGTCTTGGGCAGCCTAACGTAGAGCCTGTCTCTATCGGTACTCTGAAAGGGTACAAGTCCTTAAAGTGCTCTCGCTCAGGTAATAAATCTGAGTCCTTAAAGCGCATCAACGTCCACTTACCAACCTCGTTAGCAGCTCTCTGCTTAAACTCGTTGAACATATCCTCAGTATAGTTGACGGGGCACATGCATCTACCTGTGTGTATTCCCATTACTAAAACATCCCTTCTGGCTTTAGGCAGTCAGGGTATGGACAGTGCTCACAGTCCTCATTGCAACCTCGCCACCTGTTACGCGTGTTATTATCCTCAATGGAGTGCTTCTTTCTGTATGACTCGCGCGCGGCACGCGTGTGGTATGCGTGTCTGCACTTGTCAGAGCAATGTTGAAGGTTACCTATAAACTCCTTACCACACTCAGGACAGACCCTCAACTTAACCTTAGCCATCAGTCTCTCCTCTGAAGCTTATCGAACAGAGATTTCATCATACCTACGTCCGAAAAGCCGTCTGGCGAGCTCTCATCACCTGGAAAAACTATCTGCTCACGGTCCTTGTCTTCACTGGCTATATGCATCTTCTCAAGCGTAAGAAACGTTACCGTTATGAGCATACGCTCAATAGGGTCACTACTGAACGCGTCTAGAATAGAGCTAAGAATACTAGCCTTGTCAGTTATGCCTGAGAACCTGCATTTAGCTTCGATATTGATTAGAGCCTCAGAGTCTTTAGCGTCGCAAACGCTCTTAGCGCGTACGTCCTGCATCGCGTCATTGCCGCCCTTAATTATGATAGTGCCTTCCATTAGTCATCAACCCCCTTTCGTTCTTTAAGCTCTTCAAAGGCTTTAACCATACAATCCTGGTAATCAAACTGACCAGCACACTCGTCCTCATAGTGTGACAGCTTATCCAGGCCGTAGAATGTAACGCCCTCGTATGTAATGCAAACGCGCACCATTACCTCAAAGCCCTGCTCATTTTCATTAGTCTCATACACGCTATGATACTGGAATGTCAGCGGGAACCTGTCACCATACTCTAACTGCAGCTGAGCACGTAGCTCGTTCACTGCCTCTTTTGTAATTTGGAACTTGCCGTCCTGCATATCTGAAATGCCTGAGCAGATACCTCCGTATAGCTCCTTCAGTTGCACCATCCAGTCTACTACTTTTACTACCTCTCTTGCAAACAGTACATCGTGTTTCATTTTTTTTTTCATTTCTCCTTATTGGTTGTGAACAAAAAACATATTCGTGTAAATCTTTTAGTGTTTTTTCGTGATTTGTTGTATCATTTAGAACAACACAACCTTTTTTGTCAAGATATTCTGCTAACTGTAAACCAATGTTTGCACTCACCATCTTGAAACATATAATAGATTTTTTCTTTGTTGGTCATTAAAATTCCTCCCCAAAAATTTCTATGTTTTCGCTCCAATTATTAGCAACTGCAACAATAAAAAACCAAACGTTTTGTCTTGAGCCACGGTTTTTATCGCTGTGAAAATGTTGTATTTCAAGGGATAATTCTTGAACTTTCTTTTCTTTATCTTTCAAAATTCTATCAGCCATCACCCCTCACCGCCTTTCTCGGTTGGGTGGTCTCTCTTAAAACAGACAATACGCACCACATCATAAACCTGTATTTCTTCGCTTTCGAACGGAAATTGTTTGCAATATGTTCTCTCATTTCTTCTTTACCTGTCCAATTCCTGTCGGTTTCCATTATTACTGCATCAATGCTTACGGTATCGCTTCCATCATACGAAAACTTGCTTGTTATGATATAAGTTATTTCTTTACCACACTTTTCACATTTCATCTTCCTTATTACAAATCAAGATTGATAACCATTCGGCTATTGCCCTAATCCCTGC